AATCTGTTAAAGCTTCCATATCCGTCCACATCAAGCCTGCTCGGTCGATGTTGATATGATAATCCGCAAAGTGCTTACCGCCCTTTACACCTGTCCAATGGTAGTACGCTTTTTCAATTTTTCCATATGCATCGAGTGCTAAGGACTTTAACTCGTCCATTGTTAATTGTCTAAACATTTATTTCCCCCTCTCGTCATGGTTAATTTCATCCGCTAATTGTTGAATACTAGGTCGGTTCAAAGGTAATGTAGTCTGTTCCTCTAACTTATCAGGTATGCCGTTATGGTTCTTATCGATGAACATGCCACACAGCCCCACAATTGTCATAAGCACTGACAGCACAAATATATGGTCAATAATGAATACGCCCTTATCGATAAGTTGATTCGCCTCAGGTGATACATACCCTTTAATCGTTGATAATACATACTGGGCAACGACTAACACCATAGGCACTAGCATGACTAGGACTAGAGCCCTCGTTGCTAGTACACCAGTTGGCCGTATACCAGCTATTCGGATAGACTGATAGGACCGCTTGATGCGATTAATGATAGCTAGCTTATCCATTACCCCTCCATGCTTTTATAATTTCAATTGTATATTGAAACATCTTTCCAATGTCGATTAGATCATCTTCAACCATTTCTCGTAAATTTTCGACGATAGACCAACATTCTGCCAAAAATGGTATCAACATAAACGCGTAAGAAAAAAGATGGTCTAAGAATAAGTCTGTATTTGGAATAGGGATATCTGGCAACGAAATAAAAACGATGGATAATATCATCCATGCCGGATATTGAACGCATAGTTTCTTTAACAAATCACCTCTAAGGCGTTCACTCATTAAATATCTACGCCGTTCACCAGTGGTTTCATCAATATACCTACCTTTTCCCCATCCGTACCAGGCTAACGTTGTTAGTAGCGTAATAGGATTATTAGGTCTGTGATTATCCTTGTTATACCGCAACACTTCTGCAGCAATTCGTTGAATTGTGTCCATAAATAATAATGTAGTGGTTAAAATAATCACTACCCCCATACTGACTATATGTTCATGCGATATACCACTGATGAGCATGATTAAAATATCATTAAGAATATCCATTCACTCCCCCATGCCCTTATGATTCTTCATCTAAAGCCATTAAATCATTGTGCACGCATCCTTCTGTTGGACATGTACCGTCATCGTTGAGTACTTCCCAGCAGTACTCACAGAATTCCATAACAGGAACTTTGCTATCACCGATATATTTAGGCATATTATTGCACCTCCTTAATTCGTGCGACCATTTCGTTATTCAACTTGATATATTGAGTGCTAATTGCATTAGTAGGTTTTTCCATAAGTAGCAATCTACGTTGCGCTTCTTCTAGCGTTTTGAAGCGGGGTTCATATTCAGCTTTTATAGCGTTAATCTTATCTTCCTTTGTAGGAACATACGGATCAGGCTCAATAAATTTTCCGTTTACATACAATTTACCGCTCATAAATTCATCTAGCATACTGTCACCATCTGCAGAATACACATATTGTGCATTTGGATAATCGTGTTCAGCTTGCGCCATAATATCATCACGGCTCAACGTGTTATCACACAGGGATGTAATACGCTCCCCTTTGTCATTTAAAATAAATACATATTGATTCATAGTAGCATCCTTTCGGAGGTGAAATTATGCGCCGTTACGCCGTTATACTAAAACGTAGACAACACAATACCATTACATTAAGGCAACTATTTAACGAGTGGTTGCCTATTCACTCACAAGCTATTACTAAGAGTGTCGTTAAGTCTTACCATATTGCTTTTAAACACATATCCAACATAGCGGATATGCCTATCACGGATATTCATTTTCAGCACCTTCAAAATGTGATTAATTCCATGCACGTAAAAGGACTTTCTTACTCATCATGTAAGAAAGTCCGCACGTTACTTAATCAATTATTTAATTACGCAATCATCCAAGATTACCCTATCACTAATTACGCCTCACACTTAAATCTAGGGCCCAATATACCAATGATTAAAAGAAGAGTATTCACTCGCCAACAAATCAACAAATTATGGGCGATAGATAATTCTTATTCCCAAATGATTTTAATGTTGCTCTACACCGGGCTCCGTATCGGCGAGCTACTTAACTTACGTAGGCAAGATATCAATAGACGATCATTATACCTTATTGTGAGACACGCTAAAACAAAAGCTGGTGAAGGGCGTATCATTCCCATCCATCACCGCATCATGCCATTAATTGAGCAATTATACAACGATACAGACAATTATCTATTCACTATCAGCTACACATCATTTCGCAAGCATTTCCATGATATTATGAAACAACTTAACTGCAAGCATACTATCCACGATACCCGGCACACATTTGCAAGTCTACTTGATGCGATTGCGCCGCCTAACACGTTACGCGCATTGTTAGGTCATAAACAAGGCGATATCACTACCAGGGTATACACGCACAAAACCATTCGGGAACTACGTAAAACAATAGAATTATTAAAGTAACTCCCCAGTGGGGACGCGATAACTATGATTCTGATGAGAGGAGTCATTGGGTTACTTTTCCAATATCATTTATTGAATGCTATTCTGCGGTGCCGTCTATAATTGGAGGTTCTAGTGATAGCATTAAGATTTACAATATTAATAAGACGGGTTTTGAAAAAGTTTCTTATTATAACTTTCAAACAAATAAGACAGTCTCGAGACCGTGTCTTTGGTTAGCAGTTGGTAAAGCTTAATGCCCAGTGGGTATTATTTAATGCTAATAATCAACCAAAGCCATGGACTGTGCGATATCCGATAGAGTTCAGTAATAAAACTATCGCCGTTTCTGCAACAAGATATAACGGTGATTATTCATTTTCTGAAATCATTTTATCGACATCTAGAAATCAGTTGACGTACAAGGATAGTGATTATAGAGGGCAGCAAGGTGTTGGTGACCAGATTATGTTTCTGATTATAGGTAATTAAATTTTTCCTAGAGCGAACCAGTAATAAGAAGCAGCATATCTATCACTTGCCGAAAATACGGCCTTAGTGGTGTCGCTCTCAGTCACGGAGTTGGCAAAATACCTAGGGGTATCTGAGCCCGACCAGTACGCATCAATAGCGTTCGCCATGAATAAAGTTGTAAATTTGATAGGGAATCGCACTTCTGTCTTAGTTACATTATCTTGGCCGCCTATTCCCCACTGGGTATTAAGATAATCCGACGGCTATCCACACAAAACTTCCAGTATCTGCTCTGTTAGTTAAGAATCTGATTGCGGTTCTATTAGATTGAGAAAATCCACTGTTCCACGAAATAAAGCATTCCGATCCAGAAGTCGCAACACTGACAGAGTCGTCGGTGGCTAAGGATACCAGAACAGTACTGTTAATCGGTAGCGAAATATCTTTGTAGTACCTATTGGAATCAAACCAGGATATTCCCCACTGGATAGTGAAACCATTTGCAAATTTAACAAAGCCTGCGCTAGCATCAAGTTTAGATGCTACTATAGCACCTTGGCCCAACAAATTTTTAATTGTAACAAGTGTACTAGCAGGAGTGTCTTTCCAATTTGCACTTCCAAGGATTGCTTTGATTTGGTCTGTTATAGGAGAGTGAGATGAAGTAGATGAGTTATGCTCTTTAAGTTGTTCCTGATTAACTAGCGCCCCCATATTAACTGTGAGTGATACATTGCCAGTGTTACTAAACATCATTCCGATAGTTAGCTCTTGAGATACAACAACCGCACCCCCTTCTGCCGGCATTCTATCAGGTTCAGGATCTGTTAGGTATGCATACAATATTTCTCCTTTATCTGGATCATTGGCAAATAACCCAATTTCTGACATTCTAAATGCCTCTTTTATGCCGTTATTTGTAATAAACGTATCAACGCTTACGATTTTACCTTCTTGTTTAACTACAAAATTAGTAGTCTCCCATTTAGAGGAGATTACATCAGTTAGTGCCAATGGATTCGTTGCATTAACGCCACTACCGACTTTGATTTTAGTGAATGTCAATTTAGTTTTGCCTGCATTTACCTTCGCTTGAAGATCAGCACCGATATCAGTCATGGTTGCATTTGACCATTCTGCCATATATTCCTCCTATCTAACGCTATTATCTAGCGCTACATTAATCTTCGTTTTCTTAGATTCAACGGTGTAAGACGTTACATGGGTATTCAAATTAATGCGCCATGCATTCGTGAAATCACACTTGATATTCACTTTCCTAGATACACCGCACCATCCGGCAAAATACTTATTGAAGTTAATTCGTCGAATGAATTCAATACCATCTAGCCAGGACCGTACATTTTTAGCCGCATTAATAGCACGTACAAGCTTAGCTATATCTGTTTCGCCTCTTAATGGGGCTGTGATTAGCGTAACCTTGAAATAGTACGGTTTCCCGCCATATTCAAACCATTCTTCGGTTTTTGAATCAGAATATATAGTCTGTACGGCCTTTTCAACAGCATACGGCGTGCCCTTATGGCGGTGAATATCAATTGAGTTCTTCACCATTTCACGTTTAGTCTCTATCGGTAACCTACTATCATAGTCATCCACGTGTAATTGATACGCTAAATGATCAATTACACTCTCTGGTTCAGTATCAATAGACGACCATAATAGCAGAGTATTCGTATTCATAAATTCGGCCAGCATATCATCCCACGTTTTAGCAAGGGACTTAACTGGTTCCCTATCGATTGAGGACGGAAGATGCTCCGCACTAGTATACTTGCTATCAAGTATCATTCTTCCTCACTTCCTGCGAGCGCTACAGCGATTGTATTGGCTACTGCCACGCCGCTTTGTTCTGCAATCGGGGTAAATATAGGTGCCGTTACTTCAACGCGTTTAATTCCGGATACATCCATGAGCATTTGAACCAATCGACTGGGTACTATATCACGGCCCAATTTTGACTTTTGCCATATAACATAGTCATTAACTGCTTTATCTGCCTTAGCTTTTACCACCGTTGCATCGGCGCCTTTTTCAATGTAATACTTAGCGTCGATGTTATATTGCGTAGTAGTAGGTGCTAATACAGTCAGCTTATCAGTCAGAGGTCTACGTTTCTTATCAGATAAATAATCCGTAATAGTCGTGAGCAATTCTTGCCCAGGAAGTCCTCCTCCTGCTAATAAGGGATAAATATTAACCTCACCTGGACGTGGAGAAGATACGCCTACATCTGCCACAAGGTGCGACGCGGACTTTGTAAAATACTCATACGCCCCTTCAGGGCCTGCCACAGAGAACGATTCTGGAGCCTCATGAATACGTTCGCGATACGATTCGTCGTCCTCTGTATCAGAACCACCTTCAGATAGAGTTATATTACGCATCGTATCCACATAAGCTATAGGATCAATAATTGTACTTATCTCGCCCGGCTTAAACCCATTGCCTCGCGCCCCGGCAATTTGTGCTTCTGCTTTTACGGATCCATTAAGTTGACCTGGTAGAATAACCAAATCCTCAACAGTAGCAAAATATTCGCCACTTCCAGTTGATATTCTAGTCCACTTTGGAATAATGACAAAGTTCGTGCGCACTGCTGACAATGTTGCTTGAATTGTTGTAGTCGCTTTCGTTGCCTTTAATCGCTCAACAGCAGCAGGAACAGCTCCAACATGGTCCAAGTTATCGCCTTCTGCATAGGCTAATAGATTTTGTTTAGCTGCATAATTTGCATCGTTCAATAATCGGATAATAATTTCCGAAATTACATTTAAAAATAAAGTAACAGGATCGCCCTCTCCCAAGGTTCGCCCTGTTATTGTTGTGTAAATATCAAATACCTTTTGTTGAACATGTTCTTTATCGGTGTTAAAGAATTCAACATTAGGTAAATCAGATAATCTCATACAGTCACCATCACTTTCGGAATTAACGCCCCATTTTGTGTGGCGGCAAATGATATATCACTAATTTTGGCACGTGGTTCGTACCTTTTAATTTGCTGGAATATGTCATTAGATAGATGCGCTTGTGCTTGATGGATAGGCATATCAATAATACGACCATCAATACCAAACTCCCTATCTAGTGGCACGCTACCACGAACAGTAGAAATAATCGTTTGCACATTCTGCAAAATCTCAGCGACTTCACTTTCAGGTGCTAGCGATATCCTATTGTCAGTTACTGGTTTAATTTCATACGTTGCTGACATGGCTAGAACCTCCTCAATATCGTATTAACTTTATTGAACTTCTGACCATATTGATTTAGCATGGACTTTTCTTCTACTGTATTATTATCCGAATATTCCTCAAGAGTTAGAGAAACCTCAATAGATTGAGTCTTACCGTATGCATCCGTGAATAAGCTATCCTCGCTCATAGACATGATGACAAAGTAGTTTTGACTAACAGGTTTACCACCGATAATAAACGGTAATACAGCCCCCGTATCGCGATAATTTCGCAATTTCTTAACAGTACTATCTGGAGATTGTCCAAGTGATGCAGAAATAAGAATCTTACATGTAATTTGTTCCACATCAGGTCCGCTAAATTGTTTGACAGGCTTTTCTAACATCAAATTGTGCTTTTCCCATCGAGCACTACCTGAACGCGTTACATCCGATACAGTAAGAACATTATCTAATGCGGTATAAAATACTATATCCGCCAAATAACCGATATACATCTATACCTCCTATTCTGGTCCTGATGTTGTAGAACCACCAGACACTACACCGCCATGCACATGATGAACTAAGGAAATACCATTGACCACTACATCCCCACCGCTTGAATTAATTGATAAAGTACCTCCAACATTAAGAGTCATATCTCCAGGAACAGTAAGCACACGTTTACCATTATCCGCACCGCCTGGAGTCGGATCCGCACTACTAAAGAATGTGCCAATAATGAATCCATCGGAAAACCCACGTCCGGACCGATTAGGCAACATAATGCACAATACCTGGTCATCAATAGCCGGCATCCAATAGTCCTTATCATGTGCTGCACCTCGATTAATGACAGATAATGGCGCCGTTACAACACCTTCTCTATCTAGGCGTGTAACAACGGCTTTACCTTCTTCAGGAATTGTACTTGAAACATTTCCAATAAATATCATATCCGCTAATGTGGATAATATGTCAGTAGCCATTTAAACACCTCCTTACATCAATCGACGTTGAATAATTGGCCCCTAATGTATGCGTTGCTTTAGTAATTAAATAATTACCATCGAACACCCCAAATCCTTCGAGATTAACCGTAACCGATGCCATAATAAGAGGATTGCCAGGAAAACTAAAAGACATTGTATCGGCTTCTTTATTGGCTTCTCTTAGCTTCTTTTTAGCCAATCTCTTTGCCTCAGCCTTATCTTTAACCTGTTCATTAACCTCTAATACAGCAAGGTACGTGTGACCCTTACGGTCAGGATCTTCGAATGTATCCTCGATAACGGATTTCTTATCCTTATCTGTATATTTCACATGGCATGCTCGATATACTTCACGAGTTTTACTTTTGTACGAATAAGATAAGGCTCTAGTAATAATCAAAGGCGGTTGCTCGCCTTCCTTCGTCTGTACAGGTTGATATTGGCCACCTGGTCTACGAATTATAACTTTAGGCTTCACGTTTTCGTATTTATAATCATCGAATATAATCAACTGTTCAGTGGATACCTTAAGAGAAAACCCCGCATCATTGCATAGTTTCTGCAAGAATGCGAGGTCTGATTCAGCACTTTGTGATGCATCTTTTAACGGTGGGTCAAAATCCGCATCCCATACTAGCTTTAATTTATTATCTTTTGCTTTCTCGGTAGCAATCGCTTTAAGCGTTGTAGTTTTCCACGATTTGTCTTTCTTTTTCTCCCGCAAGTCAGTACTACCGATAATAGCGACACCTTTGATTTTAACTACATCAGGAAGGCTACTGCCCTCGAATTCATCAATTTCAAATTTGCCGATTGGCAACGTAAATTGTTCATCCCCTAATTTCTCCCATGCTACGGTATTAATTGCCACTTCTAGTAATGACCCTTTCACAGGGTACCAATCGCCGACCCATAGACGGCCCCTATCTTCTAGTGAGATAGCCACGTCATCTACAGTTCCTGAAAGGTTATCTGTGAAAGTTACATCAAGAAGGTATTTACTAATATCGTCGGTGATGTCCTTTGACTCCTTACTCCCCCAATGTTGGTAACCAATCGTACACCATGCCCGCCGTGCTAACTTCGTTTGTGGCGTTAAATCTTTCTTCCATTTCTGGACCTTAGCTAGGCTCTTTTGTAAGCTCATATACTATCGCCTCCATGGTGGTAAGAATTCAGGCAAGGAATCAGCAGGAACATCTGGGCATGTTAACACAACACCAGCGGAAAATATCGCCGTATTACGATGTTTTTGGTTTGCTTCTAACAATAGATTAATGTATCGTTCGTTGCCATACACCTTATAAGCGATTAAATCCCACATATCCCCTTGTATTGTTGTATAACTAGTCATAACTTAACCTCCGTTGTCCGGCGGTATAGCTACGCATCATTTGTTCAAATTCACGCATTTTAGCGTCCAATGCCGACATAATATCATCAGTTGAACCATTACCAGCATTAATAACTGGTGCAAATGTAATCTGTACAGGCGCCCCACTATTACTAGATGAGGATGTCACAGGTACGCTAGGTGCTAATGATACAGTAGGCACTATAGCTGACTGCGCACCACCCACACCTAACATTCGTCCGGCCGTTTGCCATAGGTTCATAGCATTATCACTACCATCAATAGGTACAATTACTTCAGGATATCCAGCTTCACCAATCAATGCGACTTCCGGAGATGTAATCACACCACCATTAGCATACGCATTACCGCCTGCAGCTTGAACACCTACAGTAAAGCCACCATTAAATTGAGCCTTAATGCTATCCCATGCGCCTGAAATTGCATTAGATACAGCACTAGGAATTTGTTTAATCCAGTCTAATACCGCATTATAGGCATCACTTGCCCATTGGCCTGCGGCAGCTACGAAACTGGCTCCCGCATCAGCACATGCACTAGGTAAATTCATGATGAAATTAATAACATCGTTAACCAAACTACTAATCCATGATGTGGCCGTAGCATATGCCTCAGAGGCAAACGAAATAACCGCCGCTACAAACTCAGCGCCCAAAGTGATCATGTACATAGGTAAGTTAATTAAGAAGTTGTAGATATCATCGACCATAGCACTAAATGTAGTAACTGCGAAGTTATAACATTCAGTAGCGAATGATACAACGGCAGATATAACAGCAGTACCAACTTGTACCGCTATCTCTGGTAATCGCAAAATAATGCCTATTATGAATCCTACGGCCATACCAATATATGTTGGTAGGTTTAACCATAGATTTACATAAGCAATTATTGCCGCTTTCAATGCATTAAATGCGCTAAGGCCTAATGATAAGAACCCATTAATTACAGCCATAATACCGGATATAATGGCACTCCATGCGGAACTTAAAGCAGAACATACGCTATCCCATATTGAACTCAATCCAGAACATACACTATCCCAAACAGATGTTAACGTGGCACAGATAGTATCCCAATTAGTTACTAATAGGTATATCACCGCAATAATCGCCATGATAGCGATTACCCATGGACCACCTATTAATGCACCCGCTGCTTTAAATGCACCCGTTGCCGTTTCTACACCTTTAAATGCCGTGGTAATTGTAGTAATACCTGATGCTAGTTTTGTAGCCGTACCATACAGTAAGGCTAATTTCAATCCATTAGTGACTACGGCGGCAATAGCTTCCTTATTATCCTTCATGAAGGTTACAACAGCTTGCAATACCGGTATTAGTGCCGGTAATATTTGCTGAGCAATCGGTATAAAGGCTTGTGCCAACCCTAATGCAACTTGCGTAGCTTCCGCTTTCAAGATGTTCATTTGTAGCCATATTTCATGGAGTGATTTAGGATCTATTCCGACGCCTTTGATTTGTGATGCGGCCGCTTGTGCATCTGCATAGTTCTCAAATACTTTAGTAAGCTCCATGCCTTTTGCACCTAGCGTTTCAAGCATGAATTCTTGTCCCCGGCCTTGTGCTACCGCATTTTGGTAACCTTTAGCCATTGCATCCAACTGTTGATTCATAGGCAATAACTTGCCATTGGCATCGGTTAAGGATACACCAAATTGACTGAGATATCCTTGCAAAGCTTCAGCACTTTTACCGCCACCAGCCAAAGTCTTATCCATTTTAGCGAAAGACTTTGCGGCCGCTTCTACATCAACACCACTTAATGTCATAATCTTCTTAAATTGTGCCGTTTCAGCGGTTGTCATATGTAATTTATTAGACAATTGATAAAGTGCTTCGCCAGCATTTACTACATTATCTATAATGGCACCAAT